ATAAATTCTGAGAACTGGGCGGATAGAGCCTAACCAGCAAATGTGCCTAAGGGCCGTTTGTGTCAAGAGACATTGGCAACCTCACCTGAGTGTCAGGGAATGTCAATTGACGAATCTATCGGATATGGAACAGCTTTGCAAACACAAGACCAAGCTCGAAAACTTTAATGTATATACGCTCGAAAAAACTCATTGTACTTAACTACATAGTTTTTGCAAGGTTTGAGTAATAATCTCGCCTCTCTTGTGACAAACCCCTCCACACAGCAGCCACAGAGCGTATATCTCTCTTCGGTATGTCAATACTATTGTCTTGCATCAGAGCATGCATACCATTAAACCGAGTAGCACTAGGCGTCTTTTTTTGTTCTTTTTTAACTTGAAATTTATCTCTCTGCAATGTCTGGTTGTCAATCACTCGAGAAGTTTTCTTATCCCTTTGATATAATTCTGCACGTGTCCAATTCTCGGGATACCCCATCATCCATTCAATGTAGTTTACATTTGGTGTCACACATGAATGTAATTTATCAGGGCATGATAAACCAACCGTTTCTCTAATGTACCTTTGGCTTTCTTCGCAATACACAAGCACGGTAGGAAGATCATGCAAGCTCCGTGCACGCACAAACATTAGTAATATTTTTGGATAATATAAAGTGCCACACCTGCTATTATGGTATATCCAACAATGTGATCCAATTGTTCCATAGCTTCTATTTGCTCTTTCGTCATTTTCGAAAACTCGTCTTTGTAACCTTGTGGTTTGAATGGTAAAAATATGTATCTTCCAAACGGAAATATTGTAGGCTGCATTTTATCTTCGCAATTATAAGAATAATCATACCATGCCATTGTGACATATGGTAACCACAATAAAAGCAATAATATGTACTTATTTTTCGGCGGCAAATACCAATATCCACCTGCCACAACTAGTGTAAATATAATGCATTTTATGTTGAGCGCAAACGGTCTCCCTGTAAAAATTCCTCCTGCCATTCACTTAGTTTAACACAATAAAAAAATTTACCATCATCATCTCAAATTTAAAAACAAATAATTTTCTAATTTATATACATTTGTATGATCTTCCTACTCCTATTCTCTCTCCAATGCAAAGCACTTTCTTGGAAATGCGATTATCCGTCCATCGAAGGACCTGTGTCTACCCATGTTTTGTATAAAGAAGAAAATGCAGATGTTGTAAAATGGCTTGAAAGTTACGAGTACTGTAGAGCTAAAGGAGACCCATTAGTTTACGTAGATGCAGGACAACCGAAGTGCGAGTACTCACGAGATATATGTGTATTCGCAAATAATGCATGTATATTAAACGAAGAACGTCAGAATGACCCTCTTCAAGAATGTATAGCACTTTTGGATGAAAATACTCTGAGTTGGGAACTAGATTCTGGTAGAATTCCTGTCACGGAAACAAACGAAAGTACCGAAAGTACTGAAACTGACGTGGTTGATTGCGATATGGAACAAAATGAAACAATTACAATTGAAACAATTACAATTGAAACAATGCAAACATTTACAATGAGAACTACTATTACTGAAACAATAGAAGGGATAATCTGCGGAATGTATCCGACAGAAACAACAATGAGTGAAACAGCGACTGAACAGATTAGAACGGTGTCAATAGAAGACAGCACAATTAGTGCAGCAAACTTAGGCACAAACACACTCTTTTTGTCTTTTATTATGGGGGTGATATCTCTATTTTAGCTGAATTTGAATTCGTTTGTACAAGTTTTACAACAAAACGATCTTGCAAAACCTCGTCACCTGGAATTCTAAGCATGGCATGTAATGTAGTGGACGTTCCGAAACGATATGATGACGAGTACAAGTTAATGCTGTTACTAAACGTAATCGGGACATTATCAAATTCTCTTGATTGTCTATATTGTACAAACCACTTAATTGAATAATCATGTATCATAACATATTCATTTGATAACAAGGTGAACTTATGTACGGATGTAATAGGTAATCGAATGGTTTGTTGTGATGCAGTTATATTCAGCATGTTTGAATTAGCTGCGTTGAAACACCGTTCAATACAACAATATCCCATAACATCAGAGTAGTCACCGTATTCGTTACCACCGTAACTCGCATGGCCAAGTCCGAGATTATGGCCTAGTTCATGAACAAAAGCAATGGAATACTTTGCATAATGTCCATTTATCCATATTCTACATTTACGCTCTGAATCACATGGTCCTACAGCCCCGAACCCAGCAAATACGCACGATTCTTTTGGTAGAATGTAGATTTTATATACAAACTCATCTATATCAGGGACAAAAGGCCGTATTGCATCATCGGCTCTGTCGGCCCAGTCGTCTACATTACAACTCAGAGCAGAGGTCGGACAAGGTATATTAACATAACTTGGAAAGACGAGTGTATCAAAAGTAACAGTGCCGTTCGAACAATACTCGAGCACATTCTTTACAGAATTATTGTTATGAATCAAAATTTTGCCTATATCTAGATGCGTAATAGCTGGTAACGTATCGCAAACAGTTAATATAATTGTTATTGCTCGCATAGAGAAGCCTAGTGCTTGTGAAGCTCGCTTGAAAATCCACTCGAACATCTAAATACGGTCATACTTTAGCGCAAGCAAAATAATATTATGTAAATCAAACGCATTTTTGCGTTTGATTTTTATTCTTCTAACATCAGTACTTTGTAAGCGGAATGATGATTTGACTTATTTCTGATAAACAGACAGGGGAATCATTGGACTGCAATTTGCACCACCAGTGTTCTTCCCACACTTTTTCCAATAATGCTGGCCATCCCTTCGTTTTTCAACTCTGTAAAAGTTGCCGTCGCGCCCCTTTCGGCGATCACCTTCGTTAAGGGTGGCAGAAGAGATCTTAGGAGTCTTTGGAGCACTTCGCTTGGCGGAGGATTTCTTGTATTTAGGAGAAACACGGCGGCGTGGGGAACTACGTCTCTTACCACGATATAAAACTCCACTGCTGTTACCCTTGTATAAATTATTGCTGCTTTTACCCTTGTATAAATTATTGCTGCTTTTACCCTTGTATAAATCAATGCTGCTTGGTACACTCTCAAAACTCGCCGTACTGTTTTTTCGTATGTTTACTTCGCTCATGCTTAATTTACATTATACCAATATAATTTATTTACATAATCCAAAATTATTTTCGCTCTATATAGTAACATGGAAAGGCGAACACTCATTATACTTGCTGTGGTTGTTTGCATATGTTGTATGAGTCTGGCCGCAGGATTAGGAGGAGCTTACTACTACACAACACAAACTAGAGAACCCTCATCCACAACACCAAAATCCACAACATCACAACAAACATCCAAACCACCACCAGCAACAACCAAACCACCACTAACACCGCCTTCAAACCCACCACCAGCAACAACCAACTCACCACCAACACCAACACCACAAGCACCACCACAAGCACCACCACAAGCACCACCACAAGCACCACCTGCTATTAAAGCTATTATATCCAAACTCCTAAAGCATAAAGCATCTCAAAAATGTTTAGATGGAGATGGTTCCAAACTTTATTACGGTCCTTGTGGTGCAGATAATGATTATCAAAATTGGACACCTATTGCAACTCAAAATGATTATGTTAATCTTGAACACAAAGCAACAAAAAAATGCTTAGATGGCAACGGAGACAAGATTTACTTTGGCCCTTGTGGCGCAGATAATGCTTTTCAAAATTGGAAAATGATTCCTGCTCAAAGCGGATACTTTAATTACCAACATAAAGCATCAAACAAGTGCTTAGATGGTAACGGAAACAACCTTTACTTTGGCCCATGTGATACAAGAAACGACTTTCAAAATTTTACCTAATTCATGTTTTTTAAATAACTCTTATACTTATAGATATGTCAAAAGAGTTGTTCGTTCCGTATGATAACCGAACTCGCAAGTTTTCTCTTGAAGGCGAATGCACATATGCAAGAGTAACAAGTGTGCATGACGGTGACACCATGACTTGTGTCATTCCTTTTCGAGATGAGTTTTTCAAATTCTCCATTCGTCTTGATGGAATTGATACATGCGAAATCACCAGTGAAACCCCACTAAATAGAGAGCTAGCAACTCGCGCACGCAATAGATTAATAGGTCTTGTGACTGGTGGGAAATCCACACTATTAGATCAACACGCTTTTGATCAACGTAAAAATGTTTGCAAGTTCTTTGACAAGGATGTCTATCTGGTTTGGATAGAATGTGGGGACTTTGACAAATATGGACGAGTTCTTGTAAATGCAAAACTACATCCGGATGACACAAGATCACTTTCTGATATCCTAATTAGTGAACACTTGGCTTACAAATATGAAGGAGGAAAAAAACTCACAGAACAAGAGCAAATTACCCGACTTGGTGGTCACGCTGATTAATCGTGCTCTCTAACAAACTGCTTCGACCTCTCACAAACTGTGATTTTTCTAGAATCAAACGTTTTCAAGAACAAATTATCTAAATTGCGTAGTCTTGACAAAGCAACGTATATCTGGCCATGGCAAAAGCAGTCTGCAAGATCCATCACTGCTCGGTCCAATGTCAAACTTTGAACTTTGTGCACTGTTATACCCCAACAGAGCATTAAAGGCACCTGAGATGCCTTCACCTTTGCATTTCCAACTTCAAGTTCCCAATCACTGTAATTTACCACTCTCTGTACACCATTATCAAATTTAACAACTGGTAGTCCATTCTCAAAATCCACAACTGTTCCGACAGCACCATTAACCAATCCCTCTTCTACACTCACATTCTTAATCATCATCACTCTAGCTCCCCTTTTTAATTGCAAACTCATTATTCCCTTTTGCTCAAATTGTGATTGTAGGTCCCGCATCAACTCCTCCGTTTCCTTCCCATTCCCAAACTCTGTAAACTCGGCCAAAAATGACATAACTGGACCTCCTAACCTCTCCATGTTCGCTCCATTGATAGCTTGTGCTTTTCGGTTTGATGTCACCAAATATATCGCATCCTCCCCAATATTTGTGGTTGCATTGATCATTCTCTGTTTCAACAACTGGATATCTGCATCTGTTTGTGTCCCCATTCTAACCCTCATTAGCAAATCTGTAAAAACACGATCACCTTGTTGTCGAAAATTCGTCTTTAAACTGATTACGTTCTTTTTAGCCTTGTTAAACACAGCCGTGAATAGCTCGCTTTCAAAAATCAAACGCGTATCCATGTCCTGTTCAGATCTTGTGCTCTTGAAAACTGGACTCAATTGCAACGGGTCCATTGAAAACACCACTTGAATTCCTCCAAAAAAGGCCTGACTTCTTCTTGCCTTTTGACAAATCAAATTAATTTTCTCAAATAATGATGCAGATAGCATGCTAACTTCATCAACTATTAACACATCCGTGCTGACAATTCGGTCCCTTATACCGCGCTTTGTCATCACTCGTCTCATCAATGTTTCCAAAGGCTGTTCTCCCGTTCCGATCCCCATAAAACTATTAAGTGTAATACCTCCCAATGAAAATGCACTTACACCAGTTGTTCCACACATTACAACGGTTTTACCCATCTTTGTCGACGCATGGTACTTCATTTCCCGCGCAACTTTCGACTTGCCCACACCTCCACTCCCAATCATCAAGACATTCTTTCCCTTTTCGAAAACATCAAGCGCTCGCTGTTGTTCCCGTGACAAATCCACAGTTGTCATCGTTTCACACCCAGTTGTCAGGGAGTACTCTTCCAACATACTCCTTACAGCATCAAGCTTGTCATTCTCCACTCGTTGTTTGTACATCCCCTGTTCAATCTTTCAAAACTGCAGTTCATCATCTGTTTTTCAATTTTTTATGTTGCTACTGGTTTAAAGCTAATGACCTCTTTAATCTAATTACACTTTATGCGAGACTCACGCATCCAGCACGTTGGCAAATACTCATATGGATTTTCCCAAATACAGCTCGTTGGCAATGAATCAAAACTAGTAATCGGAAGCTTTTGCAGTATAGCAGCTAATTGTAAAATCTTCCTTGGCGCAAACCACCGTTCTGACTGGAATACAACCTTTCCATTTGGGCACATTTATCAAATTCCATTCGATAATTTCAACGGTAGAGGACATCCACAATCAAATGGAGATGTCCACATCGGTAATGATGTATGGATTGGCGATTCGTGCACTATCATGAGTGGTATCACCATTGGCGATGGCGCAATCATTGCTGCAAACTCACATGTCGTCAAGGATGTCGAACCTTACTCAATTGTTGGAGGCAATCCAGCACGATTTATTCGTTACCGATTTGAAGAAACTAAAAGGCATAAACTTCTAGAGCTACAATGGTGGAATTGGAGTGATAGCGAAATTAATCAAATTTTACCTACACTTTGCAGTTCTTCTAACTTGTCTTGAACGCGCTCTTTGTCACGTTACCACTCTTACTAATTTAAAGACAAAATTCTTTACTGTGCAATGATTGGGCTGTCTCTTGTTGTATTTCCGATATTGCTCATTCCAATCTTCTTGCAATATCACTACCATTGGTCTTTTACCACATCAGCATCATACACATTTTCAATCTATTCTGTATATCTGATTATTTATACCATTATTCAATACACGCTGTCTTATCTCAATAATCATGTTATTTTACAGCGTCGATACTCTTCGGAATTAACTCTTCCAAATTGCAACATAATGGTAGTAGGCTGGAAAGAGAAAGAAGAATACTTCGAGATGTGCCTCGAATCAATACGAAACACAGTTTGTGAATTAATTAATATAAACAGGGTCTTAGTAATCATTGATGGAGACGATCCTGAAGACCAATACATGTTAGACATTTTTCATTCCGTTTTTTCGGCAACGTCTGTTATTAAATCAACACATATTCATTTTACAGAAGGTATGTCATTTACAGACATCACAAACCTCGAGGAATACCAATCTTCAAATGTAGTATGTATCACTCAAAAACATGCAGGCAAACGTCATTCAATGTATACTGGCTTTAAGTTGTCTCTTTATGATCCAATTGAAAACGTCTTTTGCACTGACAGTGACACAGTTGTCTCCCAGAGCTGTCTTGAACATATGTTCACTGTCTTTCTTAATGACAGTGACAAAAAGATCAGTGCTGTTTCAGGTAATCTTGGAATTTACAACAAATTCGATTCATTTATATCTTTTATGAGCTCCCTGCGCTACTTTTATGCGTTCAATATAGAGCGAGCATATCAATCATACAACGGATATGTCTTGTGCATATCTGGTCCTATTGGTATGTACAGAATTGGTCCAATTTCAGAAGTTCTTGAATCTTGGAAGGATCAAACATTTCTTGGAAAGCCGTGCACGTATGGAGAGGACCGGCATCTGACCAACAAGATTCTTGGATTAGGTACACGAATTGTGTATACACCTCGAGCTTACGCGGAAACTGAAACTCCCACGTCATTTTACAGGTTCTTTAAACAACAAACTCGATGGAACAAGTCCTCAATAAGAGAATTTTTTTGGACCGTACCTTTTGTTGATAATTATAGCATTTTTCTGACAATTGACCTCTTATACGCCATGTTGTTCCCATTTGTTGTTATTGGATGGTTGGTTTACTTGTTGTATGCAGGCACTTTGTTCCAATTAGGCTTGTACTCTTGCCTGTTTATTGGTGTTGGAATGATCAAATCCATCTATGCAGCTATTGTTTATAATCAATACGAGTGTTTGTTTTACTTCCTTTATGGGTACATATATATAGGGATCACCTTTCCATCACGTATATGGGCTCTCATTAATATTACAGACACAAATTGGGGGACGAGTATGAGATTGTTTCGTGACAATTCATATTCTATTGATGTATTGGTACCTATTGTATGGAACTCGTTTTTACTCTCAGGACTTGCTTACAGCTTTTATCGTAACCGTTTTGCACCATTGTCTCATTATCTGCTCTTCTTCATACCACACATACTATCAACCGTAGGTATGTTCATTTTATATTCTTATATCACAACACGTAAGAAGAATTGTTAATTAGAGATGTTTACATGTATCATTTATGTAATCATCATTCCTCTATATGTTTTGTCATTCATCTTGACACAGTCGTATTCCCATTTCAACTGTTTGTATCTTTCTTTTATGTATTTTTCTATCTCTTTCCGATAGATTCGTCAATTGACATTCCCTGACACTCAGGTGAGGTTGCCAATGTCTCTTGACACAAACGGCCCTTAGGCACATTTGCTGGTTAGGCTCTATCCGCCCAGTTCTCAGAATTT